TGGCAGAAATCGCCCTGCGCGGCCAATATCCAGACGATTACCGCGAAACCCGCGACAGCAAGCTGGATGTTAAAGCCGAGGTGACAATTGATTTTGCTGGCGCTGTGGGTGACCTGATTACCCAACTCAAAAAAGCAGGTTAATCCGCCCCTACCGCGGTAAAATAAATATAAATAAAGGGCCCTCAGGGGCCCTTATTTTTTGCATTAATATAATTACCCAACACTCTCTAAAAAGGTAAAAATGGCTGCTCATGCACTCCTAAGCGCGTCAGGATCCAAGAGGTGGCTTTCATGCACTCCAAGTGCTAGACTGGAAGCCACACTGCCAGAACAACGACGAAGTTCTGGGTCGTTCGACTTTTCTCAGGAGGGCACTATGGCGCACTCTCTTGCCGAGATTAAACTGCGCCACCATTTTGGACAAATTGGATACGAGGAATATGCAAGAGAATTCGAAATCATCAAAGCGACGCCGTACTACAACGAAGACTTCGAGGCTGCGGTGGACGATTATGTCTTATACGTTCGCAGCCAAATTGGTGAAGGCGATAATCCATTATTTGAACAACGCGTGGATTTCAGCGACTGGGTACCTGACGGTTTTGGTACTGCGGATGTCATCATACTTTCCCGGTCAGCCGTCCGTGTTATTGACCTTAAATTTGGAAAGGGAATCCCGGTCTCAGCAATCGACAACCCCCAGCTTAGGCTCTATGCCCTTGGAGCTTGGAACAAGTTCAAGGACGAGTACCCGGAAATTAAAGAAGTCATCTACACCATCCACCAGCCCCGACTTGAAAGCATCAGCACCGACGCCACCAGCCTCCACAAGCTGGTTGACTGGGCCAACTACTACGTTAAGCCAAAAGCCAAGAAAGCGTGGAGCGGCGCTGGTGAGTTCCTCCCCGGAGAATGGTGCCAATTCTGCAGAGCCAAAGCGACGTGCCGCGCCCGCAGCGATTTTAACACCGAGCTTGCCAAACTCGAATTCAAAAAGCCAGCCCTCCTCAGCGATGACGAGTTCACCGAAGTCCTCGACAAAGCGAAAACCCTCAAAACGTGGGCCAACGACGTCGAAGACTACGCCCTCACCCGAGCAGTAAACCAAAACGTTGTGCCACCGGGCTACAAGCTGGGCACAACAGCCACCCACCGCAAGATCAAAGACCATGCCTTGGCAGCCATGGTGCTGGAAGAAAAGGGCATCGACCCCGCCAGCATGTGGGAGCCGCCAAAGTTAAAGTCCTTGGCTAACTTGGAAAAGTTGGCAGGTAAAGGACATGTGGTACAATGGCTGGGTGAGTTGGTGGTAAAGCCTGAGGGCGAGCCAAAACTGGTTAAGATCAAAGAGACCGCAAAGGATGACTTCGTATGAAATTCCGCAAGAAACCCGTGGTGATTGAGGCGACACAGTGGTTCGAGATGGGGGATCATCCGGCCGTGCGCTTGGGGAAATTCACTAAAAGGCCCCTTATTGATACCCTTGAAGGGGAGCATTATGTCCTCCCCGGCGATTGGATTATTACTGGCGTAAAGGGTGAGCATTACTCATGCAAGCCAGACATCTTTGAGATGACATACGAGGTGGCAGAATGAGTTCTTGGTTGATTGCCCTTGTGGGCTGTGTTTATTTCTGGATTGCTTGCGACCTGTTGTTTAAAGGCAACGTTGGGCTGGCAATCAGCTTTTTCGGTTACTCGCTGGGCAACGTAGGCCTTTACATGGTCTCGTCGGCGGGGTAACATGGAAAAAGAAAAGTACGTTGTTGAAGTTCACATCGACGCCGACATGGTTGAAGATTACGTTGACGACTTTAGGTTCCTTGTTGGCGGCCACCACCGCAAAGAGGTGCTTGCGCTGCGAAGTTCTATCCTTACAGTCATGACGCTTTTGTGGGAAAAACCTGATCTGCTGGAGAACGAGGGCGTTCAAAGCGAGTTGGTCAGAATTATGGCAATGAGAGAAGCTATGCTTGAGTTAGGAATTTTCTATGACGCATAGCCCAAATTGTGCATTAATATCTGTGTTAGTTAAGGTCTTCGAGCCGGTACCTTTAAACCCGGCTCACATCTAAAGAGGTTAAAAATGGCTAAATCCGCTAAAGTTAAGTTCGTAACCGGCAAGGTTCGTTTCTCGTTTGTTCACGTGTTTGAACCCGCAGAAACCCTGAATGGTTCCCTGAAGTACTCTGCTTCGATCTTGATCCCCAAGACCGACAAGGACACCGTAGAACGCTTCAAAAAGGCGTTTGAGGAAGTCAAAGAAGCCAACAAGGCATTCTTTGGCGGCAACATTCCCAAGCTGCTTAAAGGCGGTTTGCGTGATGGTGATGCAGAGAAAGACGATCCTATCTACGCAGGCCATTACTTTATCAATGCCAACTCCAACGAAAAACCCGGCATCGTTGACGCTGAACTGAACCAAATCATGGACAAGAATGAGTTCTACAGTGGCTGCTATGGTCGTGCCTCCATTACCCTGTATCCTTACGATGCCAGCGGTTCTAAGGGCATTGCTGCCGGTCTGAACAACGTTCAGAAGCTGGACGACGGCGAGAAACTTGGTGGCGCAACTAGCGCAGCGGCTGACTTCGCTGTGTAATTGAGTACCTTGTAGCAGGCGGGCGAACTACGGTGTGGTTCGCCCTTTTTTATCATTAACAAAAATAAGAATCCATGGATCAGTATCAAGAATATATTGCAGCTAGTCGTTATGCACGTTTCCTCGACGACAAGGGACGCCGCGAAACATGGGAAGAGACAACCCAGCGTTTTGTGGACTACATCTTTAGCCGCACACCGGCAATTACCCCAGACGAAAAACTGAAAGACAAAATTTATCACGCGATCAAAGACCTGAAAGTCATGCCCTCTATGCGGGCCATGATGACATCCGGCAAGGCAGCAGACCGCGATAATACATGTGTGTACAATTGCAGCTACCTGCCCGTGGATGACGTTAAGGCGTTCGACGAGGCCATGTTCATTTTGCTGTGCGGCACCGGCGTTGGCTTCTCCGTGGAAAGCAAGTATGTCAACCTGCTGCCCGAAGTGCCTGAAAAGCTGTTTGAATCGGATCACGTGATCGCGGTGCATGACAGCAAGGAAGGCTGGGCCAAGGCATTCCGTTTGTTGTTGGCTAACCTGTACGCCGGCGAAATTCCAAAGTGGGACGTGTCCAAGGTTCGCGCCGCAGGCACCCGCCTGAAGACGTTTGGTGGCCGCGCATCGGGCCCTGAACCATTGGTTGACTTGTTCCAATTTGCTGTTAATATGTTTAAGCATGCCCGCGGCCGTAAGCTGAATACGCTTGAGTGCCACGACATGATGTGTAAAATTGGTGAAGTTGTGGTGGTTGGCGGTGTGCGCCGTTCTGCCATGATTAGTTTGTCCGATTTGGACGATGAAAGGATTCGCTATGCTAAAGCTGGCCCGTGGTGGGAAACCGCGCCCCACCGTGCCCTTGCTAATAACTCTGCCGTTTATAACGAAACGCCTACAGTGGGGAAGTTTATGGAAGAGTGGTTATCTCTTTACAACTCCCATAGTGGGGAACGGGGCATTTTTAATCGCGAAGCAGCCCGTAAGACTGTGGAAAAGTACGGTCATCGTGACCCAAACTACGAATTTGGTACGAATCCATGTTCTGAAATTGTTTTGCGTCCCTACCAATTTTGTAATCTTACTGAGGTTGTAGTTCGCCATGACGACACAAAAGAGACTCTCCTGCAAAAAGTGCGGGTGGCTTCTATTCTTGGAACCATCCAAGCAACATTCACCAAGTTCCCTTACTTGCGAAAAGTGTGGCAACGAAATACAGAAGAAGAAAGGCTCCTCGGGGTATCGCTCACGGGAATCTACGACAACTTACGACTATGCACCGAAGGTGAGGAATTAAATGAGTTACTTAGCGAATTGCGGGAAGAAGCCCGCCGCGCAAATCATGAGTTTGCAGACCTCCTTGGGATCCCTAGAAGCGCATCCATTACTTGCGTCAAACCCTCAGGCACAGTATCCCAATTGGTCGATAGCGCCTCGGGGATTCATCCCCGTCACAGCAAATTTTATGTTCGCAGGGTTCGTGGAGACAAAAAGGATCCCCTATCGCAGTTCTTGGTCCAGCAAGGAGTTCCAGCAGAAGACTGCGTATATAAGCCTACCCAGACCACCGTATTCAGTTTCCCTCAACGAGCGCCTGACGGACTCACAAGAGCGGATGTTAATCCAATCAGCCATTTATCACTCTGGCTCACATACCAGCGTCACTGGTGTGAACATAAGCCTTCCGTCACTATCTCGGTTGAAGAGAAAGATTGGCCTGCTGTGGGCGCTTGGACATGGGAGCACTTTGACGAAATTAGCGGCGTGTCTTACTTGCCTTATGATGGAGGCACATATCGTCAAGCGCCCTATGAAGAGATATCTGAAGAAGAGTACAACA